TATGGATTTGTTTGAATCTATATTTGGCTTTGAATTAGGAGAATCAAATATGGGGGGTAAAGCAACAGGTTATCCGTCTACTACTGGAACATTTGAAAAATACGTTAGAGATAAAAAAGACTCTAGTACCTTTATGTACTCCGCAGATAAGGACACTATATTAATACCAACATCAGAAGACGATGAACAGTTAAATATAAAAAAAGGTGAAGAGTTTAATATTATATCTAAATCAGAATTAGATTTAATTAAAAAAGGAGCAAGTAAATTTGCTACTGTAAAATACGGCGGTAAAGAGTATTTAATAAACCTTACAGCAATTAATAAACCTACAGGAAAAGGAGTAGAAAAATTTGAACCAGGAGATTCTAAAAAACTTAAAACAGGAGTTTTACATCCCTTTATACCTGGACATGCTCAAGAAAAAGATGTAGCTTTACTTTTCCAAAATGCTTCTGATGAAAATTACGAGTTTGAACATAAAGGAAAAAAACTTGAAGTTACCTATATAGGAGAACCGAGAGGAAAGACACCAGGTAAACCTAAAACAGATTTATTTGTAGAACTAAAACAAAATATCTCAGAAATTAATTCTAATAAGTTAAAGATTAGTCTTAAAGCAGGAAACGCTACTTTTGTAGAAAATTGGACAAGACCATCACGTGCCATTCAGATATTTGATAAAGATAAGTTAAAGCAAGAAGTAATTAAAATCTATAATGGCATTGTAGATAATACATTATTAAAGAAAGGTACAACTACTTTAAACTTAGCATTTTTTATTAGCACATCGTCTAAAACATATTCTGTAGAAGGAAGAGGCCCACTAAAACTAAATGATGTAGAAGCATTAGAAGCCTATACTGCAACAAATAAATTTGGAGCAGATAGTGAATTAACACCTAACTGTTTCTTTAAAGGAAATGTTCCTGAGAGCATATCAGAGTTTATAGACAATCTTGTTCCTTTTGATTCAGGAGCTCTTAAGTATTTAGAGGATCTATATATTCATATTAGAGGTTCTAACGAATCTAGAGGTGGTTCTTTATTTATAAAAAGAGAATCTATTGACTCACCATGGTACATCAATCCCGATTGGGCAACTGCTTTAGATATTAAAGAAGAAGAAGTAGACGGTGTAAGGAAATATAAATAAGTTATGGCACAAGATATAAAAAAGATAATAGCACAAGAATATATTAAGTGTGCTAAAGATCCGGCGTACTTTATGAGAAAGTATTGTCATATTCAACATCCTCAAAGAGGTCGAATTCTTTTTGCTCTTTACCCTTTCCAAGAAAAAGTACTTCATTTATTTAGAGACGAGCAGTTTATCATTACTCTTAAATCTAGGCAATTAGGTATTTCAACATTAGCAGCTGCATATAGTTTATGGTTAATGTTATTTCATAAAGATAAGAACGTTTTAGCATTAGCAACTACACAAGCAACAGCTAGAAACCTTGTAACAAAGGTAATCTTTATGTACGATGAATTACCAAGATGGTTAAAACTACCATCAGTAGAAAAAAACAAACTGTCCTTAAGACTAAAAAATGGATCTAAAGTTCAAGCTAAATCATCTAATGCGGATGCAGCAAGATCCGAAGCAGTATCCTTACTACTTATTGACGAGGCCGCCTTTATTGATAACATTGACGAAACGTTTGCAGCAGCACAACAAACACTAGCTACCGGTGGACAATGTATGGCATTATCAACACCTAACGGAATTGGTAACTGGTTTCATCAAACTTGGGAAAAAGCAGAAACAGGAGAGAATTCATTTATACCAGTTAGATTACCTTGGACAGTACATCCTGAACGAAATCAATCATGGAGAGATATGCAAGATAGAGACTTAGGTCCTAGAATGGCAGGTCAAGAGTGTGATTGTGATTTCCTTGCATCTGGAGATACAGTGTTTGAACCAGAAGATATGGCTTTCTATGAAGAAACATATCAAAAAGATCCTCTTGAAAGAAGAGGTATAGATGGTAATTTATGGATATGGGAAGGAGTTGATTATACTAAATCCTATATGGTCGTAGCAGACGTAGCGAGAGGTGATTCTGCTGATTATTCCGCATGTCATGTTTTTGATATTGAAACTGCTACTCAAGTAGCTGAATATAAAGGTAAATTATCCCCTAAAGATTATGGTAACTTCTTAGTTGGTTTAGCAACAGAATATAATAATGCTTTATTAGTAATTGAAAACGCTAATATAGGCTGGGCTACAATAGAACAAGCTATAACAAGAGAGTATAATAACATATATTATAGTTCTACAACTCAAGTAGAATCAGTTGAATCATATATGAACAAGTACGAGAGAGATAAGCTAGTACCTGGCTTCACTATGTCTGCACGTACCAGACCGCTAGTAATAGCAAAGATGATAGAATACATCAGAGAACACTCAGTCACTATTCAGTCAAAAAGGTTAATGGCTGAGATGAGAGTATTTGTTTGGAAGAACGGTAAGCCTCAAGCCCAAGTTAGATATAATGATGATTTACTTATAGCTTGTGCAACTGCACTTTATGTAAGAGATACAGCATTAAAACTAAGACAACAAGGTATAGATTTAGCAAGAGCTCAATTATCATCATTTAATAATATGAATGCTAGAAACAAAGCAGTCATAAAAAATGTTGGTAATCAGCAAAATAATCCTTATCTTATAGAAACACCTGGAGGACCAGAAGATATCTCTTGGCTTTTAAAATAGAACTATTTATAATTAAAATAATACCGTAATGGCGGATACATCACTTTTTGGTAGATTAAGGAGGCTCTTTTCAAATGACGTAATTATACGTAATATTGGAGGAGACGAGTTAAAGATCGCCGACACTAATTCTATACAGCAAACAGGTCGATATGAAACTAATTCATTAGTTGATCGATTTAGTAGACTGTATATGAATAATAATAGGAATATATATAATCCTAATCTAAACTACCAGACTCTTAGAATACAGTTATATGCTGATTACGAGGCAATGGACACAGATCCTATTATAGCTTCAGCATTAGACATTATAGCTGATGAAGCTACTATTAAGAACGATCAAGGAGAGGTAGTAGCTATAAAATCATCAGACGAAAATATACAAAGAGTTCTTTATAACTTATTTTATGATGTTTTAAATATAGAATTTAATTTATGGTCTTGGACACGTAATATGTTAAAGTATGGGGACTTCTTCCTTAAATTAGAGATAGCAGAAAAATTCGGAGTATATAACGTCTTACCTTATACAGTGTACCATATTATAAGACATGAAGGTAACGATCCTGAAAACCCAGCTAAAGTAGAATTCCAATTAGAATTAGATGGCATAGCAGCATCAGCAGACCCAAACTACAGAAAAAGACCTACTGACAAAACAATAGTATTTGATAATTATGAGATGGCTCATTTTAGATTACTATCAGATACATCATACCTACCTTACGGACGTTCTTACTTAGAACCAGCTAGAAAGATATATAAGCAAGTTAACTTAATGGAGGATGCTATGTTGATACATAGAATAATGAGAGCTCCAGAGAAGAGAATGTTCTATATTAATGTAGGTTCAATTCCTCCTAATGAAGTTGATCAGTTCATGCAAAAGACTATCAACACTATGAAAAAGACTCCTTATGTTGATCCCCAAACTGGTCAATATAACTTGAAGTTTAACATGCAGAATATGATGGAAGATTTCTATCTACCTGTTCGTGGAGGAGATACATCTACTAAAATAGATACAACAAAAGGACTAGAGTATGACGGTACTAACGATGTACAATATCTACAAGCTAAATTATTTGCAGCTTTAAAGATTCCTAAAGCATACTTTGGATACGAAGGAGACTTATCCGGTAAAGCTACTTTAGCAGCTGAAGATATTAGATTTGCTAGAACTGTAGAAAGAATACAAAAGATATTAGAATCAGAATTAACAAAAATAGCCTTAGTACATTTATATACTCAAGGATTTACAGGTGAGTCGTTAACTAACTTTGAAGTTAAATTATCTACCCCTTCTATTATATTTGAACAAGAAAAAGTAGCTCTATTAAAAGAAAAAGTAGATTTAGCTGCTCAAATGAAAGATAGTCAACTATTCTCATCAGACTATATTTATGAGAATATATTCGATATGTCTGAAGACTCTTATATGGAAATGAGAGATTTAGTTAGAGAGGATACTAAACGTAAGTTTAGGTTAGCTCAAATCGAAGCGGAAGGTAACGATCCTGCTAAATCTGGAACTACTTACGGTACTCCTCATGATCTAGCTTCTATGTACGGTAGAAGATCAGTTGCAACTCCTAAAGGAGGATCAGCTGACGATGTACCAAAAGGATATTCAGAGACTGAACCTGAGTGGGGACAGCCTGGACCTGAAGGCGGAAGACCAATAGAAAAAGCTTCTGTATACGGCACTAATGATGCACTTGGAGGAAGAGATCCTCTAGGGCAGCATGGTATGAAAGGTGGGTATCCATCCGATAATGATAATGTAATGGAAAATGTTTCTACTAAATCAGTTTATTATAAAAATAAAGATATGTTAAAAAATATAGTATTTGATGCTGTAGAGGAAAAGGAGTCAGAAATGTTAAAAGAAGGCAACATCAAAGATTTAGGTAATTAACCCATATTTATAATAGTAAACGTGTAGAATGAAAGTAAAACACTCAAAATTTCGAAATACAGGTCTTATCTTTGAATTGCTAGTTAAGCAAATCGCTGCGGATACTCTATCTAAAAAAGATTCTCCAGCTTTAGCTATACTCAGAAAGCACTTCACTGGTAAAACAGTACTTGTAAAAGAGTTTAAATTATATGAATTTATACTTAAGAATAAAGGCGTAGGACAGAATAAAGCTGAATCTATACTATCAACTATTACTGAGATATCTAGAAAGTTTGATCAAAAGATTCTTAAAGCTCAAAAATACGCATTAATATCTGATATTAAAGAAGCATATAAGAGTGATGAATTTTTCAATATTCAATCAACAGATTATAAAGCATTAGCTTCACTATACTGTTTATTAGAAGCTCAGAATAATAATGACTTAGTAGATCCTAATTTATTGATTAATTTTAAATCAACTTTATTAGAGCATTTAACTACTAAGAAACAAAACAACACAGACGTTAAAGATACTTTAATAGAAGAATACTCTAAGTACGATAAAGACTTAAAGCTATTAGCATTTAAAATATTACTTGAAAAATTTAACGATAAATATAAAGACCTACTCCCGGAACAAAAAAGAATCTTGAGAGAGTTTATTACTTCTGTTAATTCTACAACTAAACTACGTACTGTAGTAAATGAAGAGTTAGAATTAATAATTAAAGAAGTAAAAAAATCTACAAGCAAAGTAAAGGATAAGGTAGTGTTAATAAAATTAGAAGAGATAACTAAGTCTATTAAACCTCTTACAAATAAAGAGAAGATATCAGATACTCATCTAATTAACTTATTACAATATTACGACTTAGTACAAGAATTGAAAAGACTGTAATGAAAAGAGCAGACCTAGTATCTTTAGTTAGAGAAGTAATACAAGAGTTAGATGAAGCTAACGTAACTGGAGGATCAGCATCATTCACAGCTGGTACTGGAGCTACTTACGCTACACCTAATTTTCTAGGTAAAGCTACAAAGGCTAAAAAGACATTAAAAAAACAAGGATATAAAGAAATAAAATGAGAAAAGTAACTGCAACAGAAAAGTACAGAGCTGTAAACGAAGGACAAATGTCCGAAGGAGAGTTCGTAAGACAAATGCGATTAGCATTTCCTCAGCATATTAACCAATTTAATGGATATCACGACTCAGTAGCTATCCTTAGAAATAGAGGCGTTCTTTCTGAATCTACTCTTGAAAAGATGAACCCTGACACAGTATCAGATGATTCTCTTAGAAGAGCTTTAGACATAGAATTAACAGCTATGGGACATGATCCTGTTACTTGCTCAGACGGAGAAGCACAAACAAAAGCAAAAGATAAAGCTTTAAAAAACTTAAGCAAAGATCCTTTACATTACTATAACCTATTGGCTCAGGAATCATCTAAAGTAGATAAAAACGATAAGATGAAAGAAACTAAGCCTGGAGCGAAAGATAAAGACACCTTCAACGGTATGAAGAAGGCTGATTTAAGAGAAGAGGTTAGTGAAAGTAATCAAGAAGAATCTATTGCAGATTTTATCATTAAACACTATACAAACCCTAAAACAGGTAAGAGTTTAATTGATGATGAAATTATAGGAGACTTCTTTAGAACTCACCCTGAATCAAAAGATGAACAAGATCCTCAAGATGCTTTAGATAACTTCGAAGAGTACCTATCAGTAAATTATGAAATGCCTGGTGACTATATGCAAGAAAAAGTTGCTGCATCAGCAGATGACGTAATTGATCCTGCTGACTATGGAACTATAGCTGCTAACTATTTAAAAGGATTTGAAAAAGCACATTCACTTAATCAAGATCAATTAGAACAGCTTGGTCGTAAAATAGTAGATCAACTATATAAAGGAGACTTTGATGCTGCTAAAGAAAAGCACATGCAAGAAAATAACGTAAGTGAAGAGTCTAAGCCATTCGCTCCTGGAGATATGTTTTCTACCGATTTCGATTATAAAGGGATGTTAAAATATGCTACTACAGTATCATGTAATACTCCTTTATCTACATTACAGGCTTTGTTTGATTCTTTTGAAGACGTAAATTACCATAGAGAAGCAAGTCACTTATCTTTTGCTATTGAAGAATTAGAAGAAGGTAATAAAGAAGGATGTCAAGAACATATAGATGCTTTTAAGAAAGAAGTAAAAGTTACTATTAAGAATATAATTCAAGAAAACGGAGGATTTGTTAGAGAAGCAGAAGTTGAAGAAGGTTTTAACGACCACTTATCATCTGACGATCTTAGAGATTTAGCTCAACACTTTCAAAATAACGGTAATGCAGAGGCAGCTAAACATATAATGGCAGCAGCAGCAAGTTGTGATTCAGAACCAGAAGCAATTGCAGAAGGTCGTAAGAAGACTAAAGGAGGAAAAGTAGTAACTGAAAACGATTACGAAACAGGAGGCTATGTAGAAAGTATGGGTCCTAAATTTGACAAAGGTGTCAATTTCTTAATCAAAGCTTGGGAAGAGTGGAAGATGGGTCCTATGACAGAACCTGGAATGATAGAATTCGCTAAAAAAGATATACTTGGTTACTTAGAAACTCAATTTATGGTTGAGAACTTAGAAGAAAAGAAAGGTAAAAAATTAGAAGAAGAATACGAACCAGGATCTATTGCTCCTGAAGATTTATACTACTCTGATAAGCACGGTAGATTAGTTGCTATGGACGATGTAGACGATAAGTATCATGACAGCCTAGAATTAGTCTACAGTAAAGGAGACACGATCGAAGGTCCTATGGATGAAAACAAAGGTAAAGATCATGACGGCGACGGAGATGTAGATAAAGACGATTATAAACATGCTAAAGATAAAGCTATTAAAAAAGCAATAGGCAAGGATGAAATCGTAAAAGAGCATCTTAAAGCTATTATAACTAAAGTATTAGCAGATAAAGAAACATTATCGGAAGCAGCAACTCAAGAACTTTCTAAATTTGCAGATGACTATTCAGGATTTGATGGAATGAAGTCTTCTATAAATGGACTAGAAAACATCGTAACAGATATAGAGCAATACTTCGATAAGACTAGAGCTAAGATACAGAAAATATACGATACATTAGGAGAGATTAGAAATGAAGAAGGCTTAAAGGTAGGTGGATTTTTAGCACCAGCAATAGAACAAGCATTCATTAAAGATCTTAAACCAGTAATTAAAATGGGCTTTACAAAAGGATTAGATCAACCTAAAGTAAAAACAATCTCTAGTGCAGAAATTGATATGGCAAAGAGACAGCAAGGTATATCAGAATTCGAAGCAGAGCCTAAACAAACAGTTTTTGGTTTAAACGAAAAGAAGAAATAACATGACACAACTATTAGTAGACGTAACACCATTTAAACCAGTAATTAGAGAGTCCAAAACTAAACCTGGAGTATATGAGGTAGAAGGAGTATTACAAAGAGCAGTTGCTCAAAA